GCATTATACATTTAAGGAGAGGAGATAAGGGCAGTAATAATCACCATAAACAACGACTTGTAAAATTGTTAACGGATGATAAAATAAAAACCATTTGTAAAAATTATGTAGTAACGTCTGACGAAAATATTCACATTGACGGTTATGACATTAGTGATATAATTATAAAGCCGGACTTTTCTAATGATATAAAGATCCGCACGTTAGAAGAGTTTTTCTTTTATTCCCACTGTAAAGTCATTATTCAAAGTGTTGTAGAATTAGGGAATTATGGCGGTTGGACTGGATTTTCATATGTGCCATTCCAGTTAGGCATGGCATTGTATCCAGACAGTCCTCCTATATTGATAAGTCTTTCGCATGATAATGAGCAAACTAGATTTACGTGTGCTAGATTTTATGCCAAACGTAATTTAACCAATGTTATAATGTATAATCAACTAGTAAGTTCATAGTATCGAAGATATTTACTGAAAAAATAAAATAGAAATGTAATGTATAAATATTATAGATTACATTGAATGGTGAAATCAGAAATTCGTCCAGATAAAATCAATTACAATGAAGGAAAGGTCGTTGACGATGAAGATATTGGACACGCTTCTTCATTATATGAAGTAGAACTGTTCGGTATACCTATACAAATCGGTATTGGCAAAGAGAAATATACCTATTCTGCCCACGATGTTGTTTATTACTCTATATACTTAATCATTCAAGACGAGATCAAGTCTAGAATAGGTGTAGTTGAATATGACAGTCATAATGTTATAGATAATTTGGATGAAGATGGAGATTTAAAATTAGAAAATGGAAACATTATCTATTTTGTAGGAGAAGATTATTTGCGAGATGTAGTCAAGAGATCGGAAAAAAACGACCCAATGGAAAGTGATGAAGATGAAGACGAGGATGAGGACGATGAGGATCTAGAAGTGCAACCTCTTGTTATAAATGACGACGTAGTACTGTTGGATAATGATCCAGATGTAACCGTATTAGAAGACGAAGATGTCACCGCAGTGATGCGTTTAAATATACCATCTGATAAGAAAACAAATCAAATAGAAGATACAGAACCAGTCTTAGAAGATGGTGTGTTTGAAGAAGTGTCCGGCGTTGAAGTTCCAGACACACTGCCAGAAGAGACCAAAGAAATGTCAGAACAGGCAAAATCAACATATAAACCCTCCTCAAATCAATTTTGGGTATCAAAATTTATGAAAAACGAGAACTACGATATTATAGATAACGAAGGAAGAGGAGATTGTTTTTTCGCTGTTATTCGAGACGCATTTGAACAACTTGGTAAAAAAACGACAGTTGCAAAATTACGCGCTATCGTATCAGATGAAGTTACAGAGGAGTTATTTCAGGAGTATCGTACATTATACAATTCTTTCTATGGCGAATATCAACAGATTGAAAGCCAATTAAAGGTATTGAAGAAAACCGGCAAATTATTAAAGGAGCGTAGTGAAAAAACGTTAGGAAAGGATGAGAATAAGCAGATATTAGATGAAGCAACTGCTGTGGTAGAAAGATATAATAACCTCGTTGCAGATAAAAAAGATGCCAAACAGTTATTGAATGAATTTGACTATATGAAAAATATAGATACGATAGATGCGTTTAAGACATACATTAAATCAAATGATTATTGGGCTGATACATGGGCGATCTCAACAATAGAGCGTGTTTTAAATGTAAAGGTTGTAATATTGTCTAAGATGGCGTATAAATCAGGAGACTTGGATGCAGTATTGCAGTGTGGTCAATTGAATGATACGGATTTAGAAAGACAAGGTAATTTCAAACCCGATTATTACATTATGACATCGTATACAGGTTCTCATTATACTTTGATTACTTACAAGGATAAACGTATATTCAAGTTCTCCGAAGTACCTTATGATATTAAAGCGTTGGTCATAAATAAATGCATGGAGCGTAATTCCGGACCCTATTATTTGATACAAGATCTGCGTAATTTCAAATTAAAATTGGGATTGAATGCAAATGAAGGAGAACCACAAGACAATGAAGATGACTATGTTCATTCAGACCTGTATGATAATAACGTTACGTTTATGTTTCATTCACTATCAAATTCGGCACCAAAGGCAGGAAAAGGCTCAGGGGAAAACTTATCCGATATCAAAGCATTTGAATATAATAAATTAAATAAAATACCGGATTGGCGCAAGAAATTAGATGATGCTTGGATCTCACCCTTTACTGTGGATGATCATAGATGGAACTCCGTGGAACATTATTACTTAGGTTCTCAATTTAAGAAGGGATTTCCAGATTTTTATCATAAGTTCTCGTTGGATAGCAATAGTGAGATATCGAAAGATATTGGATTGGCTCGGATTGCGGGTAGTAAGTCGGGCAAAACGAAGACGAATGTGTTACGTGAAAAACAGGTTACAATAGACCCCGATTTTTATGAGATAGGCGTTGATCCACGAAGTAAAACGGAGCGTATCACTGCCATCGTTGCGAAGTTTAATCAAAACCTAGATTTAAAGCAGACGCTGTTAAATACACATCGGGCGAAATTAATTCATTTTGTTCGCGGTAGAGAACCAGTTGTCGACATTGATCTCATGAAATTGAGACGAGAGCTTACGTCTCTCTAAAAAATTGAAAGTTTTTTTTAGATACAATGTAACTCATCCAAGTAATTATACTTACCCCCCATCATAATGTCTTCTTTCAACAACAACAACATGCAGCAATCTCAGGACTTCTCTGTTCAACAACAGCAAAAGGCAGTCCTGCATTTTAATTCCGCAACTACTGTTCGCTCAGATGAACCATTTCCTCATTCCCCCGTAAGTTTGCAAATCGTCGCTCTTCCGATTGAATATTCTAGTCAGGAAACTGTTACCGATCTTCTGACGAACGTGCTCGGGTTAGGTGAGCCTGCTAATATTCGAATTATTGAAAAGAAAAACTACAATCAGGCATTGAAGACAACTGTGGTAACAAATACCGCACTTATTGATTTTAATACATGGCATAATACAGATGCCACCAGAGAATTATATGATATTCTCCAAAATATGAAGGACAAATACGAGACACGTGCACCAAGTGTAACTGTGTATGTGAATAGTGCTAGCTTCCACTGGGAGAATGGCGACAAGATGACACATTTATCTTTGCGTGAGGCAAGACCTGGTTCTGGAACAACAGTCGATCGCAGCGTTAATGCAAATGACAAGCTGGTCCTTGGAGAAAACGACTGGAATAGCCTATATATTCCTATTCTCCCTAATAATATGTATTTGCAACACCCTGATCAATCAATCACGTCATTTATGCCAAGATATCTTCAATCCTTTATTGAAACCGAACTCAACCTAGGAAAAGTATCGCGTGTAGATTTCATTGATCGGGAGATTGAAAATTCTAATCCAGTAAAGGCCGTGTTTATTCACTTTGAATATTGGAACGACAATGCAAATGTAAGGCATTTGCGCGAGAAGCTGAACACAGATGGTCAATTCAGACAGCGTGGACATTATGATGGTAGAAACATGCATAAGTTCTTAACTCGCAACGATAATGGCGACAAGGTTCCCGGATACTTTGTGTTTAAGATTAATCACAAGCCAATTCCAGAGGTAACCAGTGAATTAAATATGTCTCAGTTGGTGGCAGCTAACAATGTTCTAACTGAAAAGATGGCAGAGCGTGATGAGGAGATTGAGAATTTGAAGGAACAACTCAGAGTGATGCAGGAAAAGTTGGATGGGGTCATGCAAGTTTAATATAAAAAAAATACAATCAATAAAAAAACAAATAATAAAAAAACAAACAATAAAAATAAAAAGGGTAATTTTATGTAATTATAAAAAGTTTTTTATGATTACATATGCAGCAGGTGACGTCAATAATTTGTGATTGACATGCGAAGATTTTGAAGCGCATAATTATTGCCAGGCGTTTTGGGTGTATTTTTTATGATATTTTGCGTGCTAGTAATAGCAGTTATGTATTCTGAATTAGCATATTGTTCTCGAATTAGATCACAATATTTCAACATCTTATGCTTGGTATTTTTTCCCGTGGAATTTGAAAAATTTATTGACATGTTATTGTTGATTGCACACCAGTGTACAAAGTCGGATATATGAAAAAGAAGTACAGATTTGATAATGTAATACGACAACACTGGTGTTTCTTCTTTGTAATTGTTCTCTATTACCGTTATATTTTTACTTGTTTTGTCAATGAGTGTTTTGTATGTCAACTTGGAATGAGATAATATCTTGACTGTTTGAAACAAAGAATGCTTTATTTCATTTACTAGCATTTGCTCGGTCTTTTGAACCATCCTTGGTAATTTTGCATTGATATCTTCTATGCCGGTATTGTATCGCATAGTTCTGTATACGGACAACATAATAGTTAATAATTCTGCCCATACTTCGCAATAACTTTCATATACACGTATATCGGACTTTATTGGGAACATGGTAAGCATATCATTATCGAGTTCGGAATTATCATATCTAGAAAAATCTAGTCCCATACAATGAAATGTCTCGTGTATGAATGTTTTGAACCATTCTTCTTGTCGGAATATGTAAATTTCAGTATCTGGTTTGCAAGTCGTAGTAAATGCGGTGTTTACATGTTGCCTTTCGATAACACTACCTTTTCTAGGCAACATCTTCGAAAGAGACGTCATATACAAATATACATTCATTGTTTGAGAACATTGGATAGGTGCATACATAGATGCAACATATAACCACATAAACATCTGTTTTACACACAGTTGCATATAACGTTTTACATTATCCTGTTTATTAGAACAAAGTAAAAATACATTACACGTTCGAGAACGTATTGAGAATGTGTATCTGCGGCCGACGTTAGACATTTTTGCGATCTCTGTTTTTATGCTGGTTGGGCAATATGCATAACTAGTACCCTTTGGTATGCCATTACCATGTATATTCAAAGGAAATGATAAGATTTCTGTTGATGCAAATGCTCTCTCTGCATGTGATATATTAGTGAACAATTGTTGTAGCAGTATATTACTGGAAGATGAGAACAATGGTTTTTTAACATGGGCAAGTTCTGAATTGTCAAAGAGTATATCAGTTAGAGTATTTGTCAATTCGGAATGAGGATGGGACATTTACGTTACTATACAGTAACATCTATATATTGTTTCAATGCATGTTATACCAATCCAGCTGGTCTCTAAATTCATAGAAAATTGAATTTACATTAGTTAAACTACACAGGTTAATATAGAATACAAATCAATGGGAATAAAAAATTTGAATAAATATCTACATGAGAAATGCAGTAAGTCATCCATTAAGAAAATTAATATGAAGAAATTATGTAACAAAACACTGGTAATTGACACTAGCATTTATTTATATCAATTTATTAGCGAAGGTTCTCTACTTGAAAACATGTATTTATTCATATCTATTATGCAGTCATATAACATAACACCTATATTTATATTTGATGGTAAACCTCCACCTGAGAAACGGGAATTGCTAAGACAGCGGTATTTGGAGAAACGAGAGGCATATGAAAAATATTTAAAACTACAAGAAGAAATGAAAAAAGAACATTCTGGTGCGGTTGACAGAATGAGAAAAATGAATGAAATAGAACAATTAAAGCGACAATGCATTCGTATATCCGATGATGATATTAGCAAAGTAAAACGTTTAATGGACGCATATGGGGTCGTATATTATGATGCCCCTGGCGAAGCAGATGATTTATGTGCATATTTCGTAAAGAGTGGCAAAGCATGGGGATGTGTAAGTGATGACATGGATATGTTCCTTTATAAATGTCCATATGTTATTCGAAATCTAAGTTTAATGAAACACACTGTTATGTTATATGATACTCAATCGATATTGGCCGACCTGGGAATGTCAGAGAAGATGTTTTGTGAGATTATGATGTTGTCTGGCACCGACTATAATGCAAACATAACTACTTCATTATTCGAGACACTTAGATGGTATAAGGAATATTGTAAGTATAAAGTAAAAAACGAAGTGCATGATAAACCATCGCACGAATTTTACATATGGCTACTCAGGAACACGAAATATATAACTGATTTTAAGCAACTTATGCAAGTATACAGTATATTTCAAGGACGACAGTTTGCTGAATATGATAACCAAAAATATGTATCACGTGATATACCACCGGATTACGAGAGAATTCATACAATTATGAAAGAGGAAGGTTTTATATTTACATAGTTGAATAGTAATCTATACTTGCAATTCAACAATAGTATTTTTTATAGAACAGACGCTAAGTAGCATCCACGAAAATCTTCGGGACCAGTATGATTAAGATTAATCGTAACATCAACATGAATATCGCCGCCCATATTCGTCCACCTATGGCAAAATAACCAATCTTCCGAATAGTAATGGCCATCTTCTACTCCACAATCAAATAGTGCATATGCATGTTTACTTTGCTCTGCATTTAAGAAGCCGACATCGTCTACGTATTTAGTAGACGGGAATGCTTCACACATTTTCTCAATAACCTTACGTTTGATTAGCATGAACCCAGTAGCTATGTGACGAACCGTGGTGAGATTATTTTCGATCTTTAACGAGGGCGTTTTGTAATTCAGATTATAGGATAATAGTCTATGCTGAACTAAATCTACATCATTTATCGCATCACTGAACATCGACTGGTTTTTTCTATCAATCCATGACTGAATAGTACTATTGTTTGGTTCAGGTGTGTTGTTCATTAATTTATCCCAATTGTAACGTTTCAATGGATAAATGCCACCAACAATCGGCTTATTGGCAATTAACAACTTTAAAATCGAATCCGGATCCCATGTAATATCATTGTCTATGAACATGACATGTGTAGTATTTGGATTGGTCATCGCCTTTGCAATTAAGTTATTACGAGCTCTTGACACCAAACTATCATTGTTGCAAAATTCAGTATGCAGCTCTACTCCAACTTCCTTTAATCGACTAATTGTACTAATTAATGAATTCATGTAGTTTACGTAACACATACCACCATAATGGGGTGTTAAAATATATAAACATACCTTATTCGAAGACAAGTATTCAGTAACTCTCTCGGAAAACTGTGGCGGCTCGTCAGACATTCTATAACACGATACGACCAGTACTATTTATATGGTTTAGACAGTAACAACTGTATGCTGCTAAAAGTATTTCAATTATCAAATAGCTAAGATTATAAGTTGTTTTTATGATTTTAGCTTTTGTATTTTTTGTTGCTTTAAGTGGGTTTTGTATTTTTTACTAGGGTATTGTCTTTTGTTGGCGCAGGTAACATGTATATTTTTATGGTTGTTTGTTTTATGTTATTGTCATGTTAGTTTAAGCGGTGGCGGCAGCATCGGCCTTGTAGAAGTGGTGCTTCATGTAGCGCTGAAGGTTGAAGTAAGTGAGCTCGTCATTCTTCTCCAACTTAAGAAGCTTAGATAGCTTGGCATCAGCATGGATAATGCGACCGTTATTCTTGTCTTGAAGGTGGTGAGCATGGATGTAGGTGTTGATCTCCTTGCTGACCTCGGTTCTTGCCATCTCAGTTCCAACGGTCTTGCCGAGGAAACCAGCAAGCTCGTCACTGATGCGGGTAGGCTTGATGAAACCAGAAGGCTTACGGTTACCGGTATTGCGACGCTTCTTGGAAGAAGCCTTCATTGCGAGCTTCATCTCACGAGAGACAGCCTTCTCAAGGGTCTTGAAATCGCTCTTCACAGTGGAAAGGAAACCAACAAGCTGCTGGATCTGGGCACTGAACTCGGAGAGCTTAACGTTAATAACAGCCGCGGGATCGACTACCTCAGCGACAGGCTCAGGGGCAGCGGCCACAACAGGCTCAGGGGCGGCGGCCACAACAGGCTCGGGGGCGGCGGCAGCTGCCTTCTTGGCACGGGGCTTGCTAGCGGCGGTGGTCTTCTCGGGGGTCTTAGTAGTTCTAACCATTCTGATTATACATACTATATGTAGTCGCTTTTAAGTTCTTTGACCCGTAATATATATTATATTGAATTTAATCTTACCTACTACCCTAACAAATCATATTTTATCCCGAAATATATTAAATTATGTAATAATAATTAGGTAATAACAACTTAAATGAATGATTTCAATATATAATTATTGATGTCGCATTGCTTGATACCAGTATCCATAGGAGAATTGTTTGATAAATATACAATATTAGAAATCAAACAACATAACATTACGGATAATGTTAAACTCGAATTCATTGAACGAGAACTTGCATTGCTAGATGATCTAATTGTAAAGTACCCCGTTAATTATGCAATTGTCAGATCCTTGAAAAAAATAAATACTAAATTATGGGGCATAGAAGATAAACTCCGGGTAAAAGAAAAGAATAAAACATTTGACCATGAATTTATTCAACTGTCTCGTTCAGTATATATGACAAACGACGAACGATGTAAAATAAAGAACCAAATTAGTGCACTGTTTGACGGAGACATTATTGATGTTAAAAGTTATGTTGATTATGATAATAATGTGGAGACACCTGATCCTGCTGCTCCTGTGACTGCTGCACCTGCACCTGCACCTGCACCTGCACCTGCACCTGCACCTGCACCTGCTCCTGTGCCTGCTCCTGTGCCTGCTCCTGTGCCTGCTCCTGTGCCTGCACCTGCACCTGCTCCTGCAAGCAGCAGATCAGATGAGGATGTTATTATATTAAACGTATCTGACAATGAAGTTACGACCCCTACACAGAAAAAAACTAGTACACAACCAAAACAAACACCACAACAAAAACCACCAACATTGGACCTTCCAGTTGCTAATAATCTACATGCACATGAAATACAAAAATATGAGGCCAAATTAAAGAAAGATAAACATAATATTGCCTATATAAAAAAACTCGCAGAATTATCAAAGTCGTCAAATGATTACAATGCAGCAATCATGTATTATACAAAAATAATTGATTTGGACCCATATGACGGAACATCTATTAATGAATTAGGTATGTGTTATTTTAGCATTCATAACTATGCCAAGGCAGTAGATGTATTCAAATCAATATTAGCATTGCGTAATGATATCCCAGATGTTTATGCAAATATCGGAGCAGCATATCAAGCAAATCGTCAATATAAAGAGGCTACAAACGCTTATAATACAGCGAATGGATTGCAACCCAGTGAAAAACACATGAACGCATTGGGCAATATTTATTTCTATATGAAAGAATATGAACAATCAATTTATTATTACAAACAGGCATATACAAAGAACAATGAATTCAATATAGATTATCAAATCTCATTTGTATATATGGCAGATCAAGATTTTAAGTCAGGTTTACCATTATACGAGGACAGATTAAATGACGGCAATCCGATACATCCACAAACAAAGCACCCAACGAGATTAGAATTGGGATTTTTGGGTTTTTGGAACGGAAAAGATAAATGCAAGAACCTATTGCTTATCTATGAGCAAGGCTTAGGTGATAACATACAAATGTATAGATATATGATCGAGTTGGCGCGGAAACATCCTGACATGAACATATCGTTTTTCTGCAATAATGGCATAAGCAATATCTTCAATTCTCCATGCAAGAATTTAAAATTAATAACACAGTTAGGATCATTCACGGATCATGACTGTAAGTTATATACCATGTCTCTGCCATTTATTCTGAATTGTACAAAGGTCACACCAAATGTAGAAAACTATATTCATGTTAAGCCCGACAAAAACAAATACTGGAAAGACAAATTGTCCACGTTAAAGAAATTTAAGGTCGGGTTTACCTACAAGGGGTTTTTGATTTCATTTATAGATAAAAACATACCCTTTGATAAATTCGCTTCTATTTGTGACCTGGATGTCGATTTAATTTGTCTCCATCGTAAATCAGAAATAGAAGGCGATTATGATAACAAACCGGCGAATATGCATATTTATGATATCGATGCGGATGAGCCATTCGAAGATACCATTGCTATTCTTAATAATATAGATTTATTCATAGCTATTGATAGTGTAACCATTCATCTTGCGGGCGTGATGAAGATACCATCTTGGCTAATGTTAGGATATGGTTCTGATTGGAGATGGGGCAGAAAATATACAAAATCTATTTGGTATGATAATGTTGAGTTAATCAGAATGAATGAGAATAAACCATTCGAGGCGATTATGCCAATTGTGAAGAAGAAGTTGAAGACACATATTGCTCAACTAAAAAAAACGTAAAGATATTCAATCGATACAGTGTAAGGAGCAGCATGTAGTATTATGTAATAGTATATCGAATTTGATATACTATTGCCAGGTTGTAGTTAGACTAATGCATAACTGATTCATATAACCAAGGTAAAGCATGTCTTGCTTCTCTCGATACGAGAGTTAATGCAGACAATGCATGAAATGCGCCTAGTTTCTTATATTCTTCGTCGATGCCGCTATATATAACATTCTCAAAAACAATTAGACAAGCACTTTGCATTTGTAAGTGTGATAAATCAGACAACAACACTCGTTGGTTAAATATCCCGTCAAATGGGTTACAGAATGGTGAGATATGAGAGCGAACTTCGCGCGACATTCCGCTTCTGAAATTCCATATGTCATAAAAAGCACGATATAATCGTACATAACTACGAATATCTAGTTGAGAAAACCATGTACTATTTGCATAGTTACCTAATTGATCAATCGCAATAAACAATTGGACTATTCTGTTTTGGTTAGACGTAGTTCGCAATTGTTGTATGTTGTTAAATTGCGTTAGCTGTTGATCCGACGTAATCGGATTTATTCTAGGGTTGTAAATAATTTCATTAACTAACTGATGACCTCTAATATTCGGTGGGTTCGGATTTCGACTAGTAATAGACCGATGAAGATAAGGTTTATTTTCACTTCTAAAAGATTGTATGTTGATATAGCAACATGTATACAAGGTTATTATATTGAATTTCGTCTTAGTATCAAACCTTTCACGGGTATATGGATTGTAGGCGTTGTTATTTTTTTGCGTGATCAATTGAATGAGAGATGCAATATTAAACCCGTAAGTAAATTGGTTATTATCAGTTAGACTATAAAAGTAATGAGCGGGTATCTCATTCACAGGCTCTAATGTGGCAAAATCTGTACTATTCACGCACATGTCTCTTTGTGTAAACGCAGGCCCTCTCAAATAAAACATTTGGGATACTAGCCATTTTCGATATACCGATTGTATTCTGATTGCATTTTTCACTTCCTTGAAATAAAGGTCGATGCGTGTTATTAATACTTCCTTTTTTCCTGAAATGGGCAATTTAAATTTCTTTAATGTCTCTTTTAATTGTGGTATTTTATATTTTTTCAAGACGATAGTTGCATTATGGTAATTGTCATAATTTATATCAGGCAACACGTTTTTTAACTTAATAGGTTGTTTTAATAGAGGGCTCGCATCTTCATTCGGTGAAGATTTTTCACTGCGACATGCCACATTATCCATTGTATAGATCATAAGCAGATAATATTTATATCAGTTCAGCTATAAAGTAGTATAATTTAAGTAGTCAAACGATGACCGTGTAACATGGTGCATATAAAACGTGCTATAATCAATACATTTATGCAGTCGACCTCATAAAATATATAAAAAATTGAATTAAAGAAACCACCTTATATAGTATATAATCAGTTAGTACATCTAATTATCTTTCACAATGTCCAAGCCTGCTACTCCCATTGTAATTACCTCTTCCGATTGGAACACCGGTGCGGTTCGCTATATGCAACCCAAGGTCAACGATCGTGGTGGAAAGTCAATTAACATTATCAGCACCCAGAGCAACCGATCTCTATACATCTCAACCCCATTGCTAATGACATGGGGTATCTCGGATTTCGTCGATGAGAAGGGCGAATCGGATGGAAAGTTCAGCATGTCTCTCACATTCCCCAATGAAACTTATGCCACACCCGCGACTACCGAGTTCCTAGACAAGTTGAAGGCATTTGAAAACCAGATCCTTGACGATGCAGTTCGCAATAGTGAGGCATGGTTCGGCGAGGATATGTCTCGCGAGGTAGCTAAGCATACATTCTTCCCTTTCCTTAAATATTCTAAGGACAAGCTTACTAAGAAGATTGATTACTCTAAGCCTCCGGCAATTCGTGCCAAGGTTCCTAACTATGGCGGACGTTGGAATGTGGAGGTCTATGACACTAAGCGTCAGCTCCTCTTCCCTTGCGACAACGACAACCTTACTCCTATGGATTTTGTACCATCTCGTAGCAATGTAGCATGTGTATTGCAATGTGGTGGTCTGTGGTTTGGTGGCAAGGGATGGGGCATTACCTGGAAGCTAAATCAGTGTGTTGTAAAGCCACATGTTCAGGAAAGTGTCTTTGGACAGTGCCACATTGAGCTTTCTAGCGATGACATCCAGACCATCGAAACCCAGCCAGTTGCCGCACCAGAAACCGATGATACTCCATCTGTTCGCGAAGAGGTGAATACTGAGGTTGCAGATAGTGATGAAGAGCAAGAGCCTGAGCCTGAGCCTGAGCCTGAGCCAGTTCCTGCACCGAAGAAGAAGGTTGTCAAGAAGGCAGTTACACCTGAGCCCGAGCCAGAGGCGGCAGCAGCTCCTGCACCGAAGAAGAAGGTTGTCAAGAAGAAGGTAGCCGCATAAATAGAGACCACTCAAATAAAAATAAACACCTTAGCTGAATGTTATTCTAATCAATTACTCACAAAAACATGATTATAAATGCAACGTAAACATAAATAAATTAACCAACTAAAAATACATACTTGATTAGCTCAGCAGGTAGAGCGCACGCCTTTTAAGCGTGTGGTCGAGGGTTCAAGCCCCTCATCAAGTGATAGTGATGAAACCACTATAAAAGTTTCGCCCTGTTCTTGTAGCTCAGTAGGTTAGAGCATCGGTCTTATGAGCCGAAGGTCTGCGGTTCGAGCCCGCACTGGAACATAAATATGTATACATATTTTTTATGTCTACATAAATGAAATACTTTTGTTATCATAGTCACATGCTTGTCGTTATATTTCTAATGTTATGACTATGCGCAAATCGCTTTTTTTACTCACATCATACACGTATTTGGTATTTATTTTGGATATTCCCATATTTGCAAATATTACCGTTTGTGTTGAAACCATTTTTAATTGTGTTACTGCTACTGGCACGACATGTTTTCCGATTTCTATCTTAATTGCGTCAATGCCCCATATATCTCCCACTTTATATGTAACGTTCATTATTATATTGTTTGCATTATCTATTTCTATGTTTTCTGGTAACATCGGATTGCATTTTATATAAATATCACTGCCGTCGTTATCATACACCAATTCATTATGCCATAATGGAATGATATATGTATTGGCATTCACCTTTAATTTGTATAGATTGTTCTCAAATAAATCGGTTAACGTCGGATTTAATATTATACATTCGTTACATTTCGTTTTATTGCTGATCATTTCCTTTATATTTTGGATGAATTCGTCACCAAAATGCATTGACTGACTATATTTATTAATTAATTCATATACTTTTATTAATGTCTGAGTATCCAATTTATCAAGTGTGTCTAATGCACTTGCTTCGCATACACTCGATATGCGATTTAATATGATGTAAAACAGTTGATTGTTGTTCTCTGTGTTGACTATATTTTTTATGAATGAAGATAACATCCCTTTGTATGTGTTTGTATCCATCTCTACATCATCATCATCATCTGAATGGGAATGGGGATCCTCCGGTTCGAACTCGTCGTCGGTGTCCTCATCTAGTTCTCGATGGTATTTTAATATATGTTCGTAAGCTGCTTGTACTTCTTGAAATTTTGTCGTAGCATTTTCTGAATGGTTTTTATCTGGGTGATACAATAATGCATTGATCCGATATTGTCGTTTTAATGTATCCTTGTCTACCGTAACACTGTTTATATTTAATATGCGACATGCGTCCTTATAAGTCATCATACTTGTGTATCTTGCTTGTTATATATAGCAATATATTCTCTAAGTGATATATGGGTCTATAATTATTGTTATAGTATTTCAAAAATGAATGCGTCTTTGTTAATACATCTGATACATCTTTCTCCAAAATATGATTGTGTGTTATTAAATGCATCAAAATATACCATATACATTCCGCCACCTCTATATTGTATGTTAATATATCATATAATGTGTCACGGAAGTTAGGAAATGATACCGTGTCTATGTTGATAATTTCGGTTATTATGTTGTCACATATTAAATTAAAAAGATCGTTTGGTAGTTCGTCCGTCGATGATGCTAGTTTAAACGCATGTAGTTCTTTTAAGTTTAATATATTACCACTGCCAACAGCACTTAATATTTGTTTGCATTTTTGACCATTCGGTTTAAATTGACGACCATTATTGTTAACTGCCTCGCTTACGCGATGTACAAAATCATGCGATCCCGATCTTGCTAATTGCATATTTTGATTATAAATCAATAAATCATTGTATTTCTCATCAGAGGGACGTTTCATGTGTATTCTATAACAAGCATTTATAATATTTGATGGTATGAAACTAATACTATCCATCAAGAGTATATATCTTAACTGAACAGCAGTTGTATTATTATTGTATTGTTGCATATAACTATAAAATACTTCAAGTAGGTCCGAACTTATTTTATGAAAGTTTTTACACACGATTATACCGATTTTTTCACTCTTTACTGTTATTATATCTACGATTTGCAAGAAAATGTCATGCCATAGTGTTTTCGCATTGCATCCTAGTAGAGCCATATCAATCTCGTAATGTATATCACTTATACGAAATGTATACGGTGTCTTTTCTGTTTGCATTGTTATTTTTTTATCATATTTCAATTCGTTGTTACTATATCGTTTTAGTAGTTGTAGTGTCTGTGAATATTTCCCAATGCCTGGTGGTCCGTACAATATGGTGTTTTTGAAATTAGTAACTATCTTCGGCATTTTATTATATGTTTCTTTCAATTCTGGATGCAAATTGTATTGTTCAATCGACGTAAGATATTCATCATAGGTTGTTTCGTAATATTTCATATGTATACTCTATATTGAGAACATGACACTATGTGTTTAAACGCATTTGATTTGATAAATATTATCTCTTCTATTTATCAAATGGGTTACCTTCATCTTCCTACAACAGAACGGTTCTTCAATTCACTTATACTAGATGATCGAACAACCTGCTTTATGGAGAGACCGGTAATTGTTAATGAGATCAATAACGTTATCATTGATGGTGCAGTTAGATTGTCTAGTTGCTTATTTATTTCGAAACGTTTGAATGCAAGTAAATACAGCAGTGCACATCCCAATACGAAGGTTGCAATGAACGTTGTCTTGAAACTATCAAACTCTTCTTGGTATTCTGGCGGAAGAACCACGGGGGTACCTACCGTTTCATTGTACTTTTTCTGCAATGATGTCAATAGTAACATGATCAATACCAATGCAGATACATTCATTGCGCTCGATACGAATATAGACAACAATGCAATGGTTGTGATTATTGTGTTTGGACCGTCAACTGACATGTTCAGTAATTTGCTCGATATTTCGTTACCTGCAAACATTGTAAACGCGGTATGAACGATGGTTAGTGCACCCAGTGCAATTATTCCCGACATCTCTCTAAACATATACACGAAACATATGACATATAGTATAAAGAAACTTACATAGCTTAATGTTTTGGTCGAACTCATAGTGAGAATATTATATATTTTGATAACATTTTATGGCGCTGGCAATTTGTATGTTTTACACAACCATTCGATCAGTATTGATGGATCACATCCGAAGTAACCTTCCGAGAACTTCTTAATGTTTAAAAACTTGGGCGATTTCATATCGGGACGTTTGTAATACACATATGCGCCGAATTTACCCTTACGAATACTCATTTCGTCGTTTAATCTTCGCAATACGTTCTTCTCTTCGGGGGTATCTTTGTCCGTCTGCGATTTCTCGATCAACTCTTTAATATCGTCGTATTCTATCTCATCAAATGATTTGTTTACTTCTTTGATAGATACATGACGCTCTCCTACCTGTATATATAGTCCATATCGGCCGTTTTTTAATATCACAGTTTGGTTCTCGAATGTTCCTATTGTTTTTTCCTTTTTTTCTATTAAATCTTCTAATGTATATTCACCTGCCATTATTTTGGACATGTCGATATTGATATCCTTCCTTACCGAAATAAACTCCAATTTATCACTATTATCCGACCTCTTACGGATAACTGGTCCATATTTGTCAAAGGTAAATACATGTTCTTCGTCGAGTTTATAAATTTGTTTTGCAATGTTCTCAACTGGCTTTGATAAATCTAGTATTTCCTTATAACATTGTTTACATATCTCAGATTGATCCGACTGTTCACCCGAGGAGATTAAATCCAATTCACTCTCCATTGTTCTTGTATATTCATAGGAGAACAAGCGGTCATAATGTTTTGTTAAAAAATCGATCGTTGTTATTCCGATTGGTTCAATCATTATTTTATTTTTTTCATTACCAAATGTCTTTTCTACATTCGTAGTTGTTGTTGTGATATCTATTAGCTTATGTTCTCTACATTCGGTTTTAATTCCATCGATGTCTCTACGAGTAACATAGCCACGTTCTTGTATGGTATCTACTATACTGGCGAATGTCGATGGTCGACCGATACCTAGTTCTTCCAGCTTATTAATTAAACTAGCTTCGGTATAGTGATGATGCTTCTTGTGAACTACCACCGAGCTTTCTATTTTTGTATAGGCTACTGGTTTCGATGAAATTGTATTTAAGTAGAACAACTGACCAGTCGGAGAGTTCTGATCAGATGCATCTAGCGACTTGTCATTGACTAGTTTCCAACCCATAAAGATTGGTGTCTCGACCGTATTTACATATGTGTATTTATTTGGTGCAGTTATTTCTACCTTCGTCGTTTGTAACTTTGCAGGCGACATGCAACTCTCGATCGTGTTTCTCCATATTAACTTATACAAGGAAACTAATCGTTTGTCTTCCGATGGAACCGAACGATTTGATATCTGTGTTACACGGATCGCTTCGTGGGGATTTGTCACATCTTTATTCTCAACCTTACCCAGATCTCCTACATAATCAGTGGAACCATATTGGTCTGTTATATATTTTGATACATGATCCAAAAAGATCTTCGAGTATTGAGAACTTTCTGTTCGCATATATGTTATATACCCGGTTTGGTATAGTTGTTGACATATACTCATCGTGTCCGATGGAGAAAGACCCAACTGATTACTCGCGGTCTGTAATAGTCTCGATGTACTAAATGGTTTTGGAGGAGCACGAACTACATCTTTCGGAGAACACACAGTTAACATATGCGAATGAGTAGTCGTTTTTGTTAAAAAATCGAGAACATCACTCTCTTCTACAAATTCATGGTTTAAATCGAATTTTAGATTTCGAGAACTAAAATGACCAATTATCTTGTATTTGTATTCTAGATCACCGTTTGCGCGTCCTAACATAGCATTGTCATAGACCAATCTGAGAGCCGGCGTTTGGCATCTACCCGCAGATAGCGAATTTGATTTATTGTGGTATAAATATTTCCATAATACAGGGGAAATCTTATATCCAACCAAAATATCGAGAACCTGTCTGGAT